TCTTTTTGAGCGTCTGGAGTAGGACGAGACATAACGTCGTCCATAGACTTCAGTTCAGCAATAGCTGTCAATTCAGCTTCGCTAAGTGCTCGAGGCTTACACTTGAGTGCTTGCAGTTGATACTCTACATTATAAGGAAGAGGTCCGGTCTTTACTCGCTTAAAACAAATGTCCCAGCCAGTTTCAGGATCAGTAGGATCGCCCAAGTCTTCAGCAGCAGTAATAATCTGCTCCCACAACTTCTTTTTAAGGTTTACTACTTTGATCTCTCCGTTATCAATGCACTGAGTAGCGTAACTCCAACCACACTTAAGGTCGGGGTAAAAATCACGAACCCAGTCTTTTTCTAAGTTATTAAAAGACTCAGTGTTTCTATCAAAAGATAGACATTCAAGAGGAATGTTTTTATCGTTCTCTCCCTTAATCCAGTAAACATAGCGAGCAAGAATGTCACCAACGATACGCATTTTGTTATCGCCGTCTTTATACTGAAAAGATGAGATTGATGATTTTTGGGCAGAGCCCTTTGATTTGTTAAATGATAATGCCATTAATGTATCTCCATTTTAGGGACTTCTTCGTATAAAAAATGAACTCTGTCATCTTCTATCATAAGTAGCCTATTATTGTTTATAATTGTTTCCGGTTCTAGGCCTGGTACTAATATCAGATCTAGAGCCGTATCTTGTGTGTTAATAAAATCTATAGCCGATCGAAAAGAGCACAGCGAAACATACTGAGCTATTTCTCGATGGTTGTACTTATAAGAGTGGTATAGAAGTATATCGGGGTGCAGCATGAAGCCAACCCCTGAAAAGTCTTTATGTGAATATTTATAAATAGGATCATTACGATTTTTGGGTACTTGTTTTTCAACAAGCATCCTAAATATTCGTACTATCTCGCGCACATTTCCATGCGACGCATTATAAATTTTCATCCAATCAAATAAGAACATATATTATACCTAAGTTTAACCTTGTTGTCAAGAACTATTTTTTTATAGCTGTTTGATTTGATATCCCTGTTTCATGTAGTGTCCCATACGTGTAGAAGCTTGTCTTCTTGCAGTATTACCCTTGAGATGTATATCAATAATCACCGGGTCTTTTTTATTTTCTTCTTTTCGTATGACACGCCCAATCAACTGGGTTAATAATGGTTCATTATTAATAGGTGTCCCTAAAATGAGGCAACTTAAGCTATTTAAGGATATGCCCTCTGAAAAAATAGCTTGAGTACCAAAAAGGATCTTCTTTTTGCCACTTGTTATAAGAGACATACGTTCTTCTCTTTCCTCATGCGATAGTTCACCCGTAACACTAGTCGCTATGTCCCCCGCTAATTCGGCACAGGCTTTCATAAAGTGAACTCGATCGCTCACAACCAACACTTTATGCCCTTTTGCGGCGTAGGCCGCAGCAAGCATAGCAACTGTGTGTCGATACTCTTCATTATTAGTAAGAGCATTAACTCTGTTAGCCCAAGGAGTTTTAGCCCCGTCCATAAAACGAACATCGCTACTCAATACATGAATAGTAGGAGGCATAAAGTTTTCTTTAGGTGGTTTGAAGATTTTACTTCCAAAATAGTCTCGGAACACCACATGTTTACCGTCTTTTCTTTCTATAGTACCAGATAAGCCTAGCTTATATCTAGCATGATTACTATCAATTATCTTAGAAAACGTAGGGGAGGAGACATGATGCATTTCATCCAAAATGATTGTTCCAAAACTCTTCTGTACTTTATCAATGTTTCGGTATAAAGTTTGAGTATTCCCGATCACAATAGAAGGCTCAAGATCAAATTGACCACTGCCTACTATGCCCGGTTTAAATCCATAGACTTTTTCTACCTCTTTTGCCCATTGATTTCTTAGAGGTACAGTATGAGTAACAACAAGTGTTTTCTGCCCAAGTTTACCTGCAATAGCTAAACCTGTAAAAGTCTTTCCCCAACTTACCCATGCGTTAATTATAGCATTGTCTTCGATTTCCTCAAAAACACTTTGCTGACTCTCTCGCAAAGGGAACTTAAAGTCGGGAAAGCTTTCAGGCATTATTAATCTTTTGTCGACTATCTCGTAGTCGTCGGGGATTAAGTCCACTCTTCCCACAGGTATACTTACTAGATCCGCTCTAATACGAGTCATAGTTTTTATAATCTGAGGGGGATCCTTAGGGTTATATGTAGGTATAGAATAAGTAAGTTCTTTGTTAAGAACCTCTTTATATTCCTGCGTTACCTCTAAATAAATCCTATTACTTATTACTGCTTTCATAGTTGTAAGCGACTTTTTGTTATAATATATTGTTTAACTAAATCGGAACGTACAATATCTTCTACTTCGAATTCTATAAATGTAAACATATGCATATGCTCAAGAACTCTAAAGAAGTCTTTTATTCCATTCCCTCTTAGGTCTGCCTGTCTAAAGTCTCCGCAAAAAATCACTCTACAATTTTCACCCATACGGGTAATAATTGAGTCTAGTTCATGGAATGACATATTCTGACACTCATCAATTAAAATTACTGCATTTCTGAGGGTTATTCCTCGTATAAATGAAGTAGTCATAAACTCTACTATGTTTTTCTGTTTAAGTACGTCATATGCATCCCCTCTTTGAAATAAATCTATAGTTACAGCTTTATAAGGTTCTTCATATACTGAGGACTTTTCTTTCTCCGTACCTGGAAGAAAACCAATGTCCCTTGTGGGTACTGCACTTCGAATAATTACTAGCTTTTGAAAATCTCCTTTCGCCATATCATCAAATGCTAGGTAAGATGATATGAATGTTTTTCCTGTTCCTGCAAGTCCATGCAGTACTAAGTGGTTTGTTGTTTCAAATGCTTTAAGTTGATTACGTGTTAAAGGTTCTATCTCTCGCAGTTCAAAATTTACTCCTGCAAGAGTTCTTCTCTTTTTAGCCATAGTTATACTTTTCTTATAGTGTCTTTGAGTTTCATTTCTGAATACTCGTACAACATCCAAGGGATACCCCTACGATGCAAAATTCCCGCCCATTGAAGATCATTCATAGGAGGGCGGGGTATCTTAAAAGGGAGATTAAGCCCTTTCACCCATAAAACAGAAGCTCTTTCTTTCTGTTCTATTTTACGAATTTTATAATATTTTAAGGAAAAATTTTCTGTTTTTTCATAAATAAAAGGTTCTCCTTTACTATCTACAAAAGTTTTTTTCTTTTGTTTAATAATACCTAGAAGACCTCCTAAAGAAAATTTTAAAGGATATAAATCCCTGAAAGGAGTTTGCAGCCTTCTTCTTCCTAAGGTGTCTCCTGACATATTTTTATCATCCAATAATCTATTTTCAACAAACAGTAAGCCGTCTTCTTCGTGCCAATTCGAAGAATCTAGTATATATACAGGAAAAGTTATCTTATTAATTTTTTTATATGTAATTACCATACATCTTCTCGAATTTACCGCCAGAGTAATCTTCGTGGACAATCTCAAAGTCACAACCAACAGGAGTACCTGGAATAGATACGCCTCTATCCATTTGCACATAGGATGCGAGTTTTTTCATATACTCATCTACTTCTTCATTAGGCACTTCAGCCAAAATTGAGTCATGTACTAATGCGAATATACGTGCCTTCTTATTGTTAGCTTTAATCCAAGCATTCATGTCTATAGCGCCTAATAAATTGATATCAGAAGCAGCAGACTGCACTAAAAAATTAAGACCGGACCTAACACTACCAGCTGCAATACTTCTATCTGTTGATGCAACATTTGGTAGCCTTCTTTTTCTACCGAAGTAGCTGTAAATAAATCCATTCTGTTGGATGTATTTTTGGTTATCTTCAATCCACTCTTTTAACTTGTGGAATTCTCTAAAGTAATCGTCAATAACCTCTTGTGCTTCTTGTCTACTGAAATAGGTTCCTGAGTCTTTTGTGACTTGCTCACTAATCTTATTCGCACCAGCTCCATACATAATGCCAAAGGTTACAGCCTTAGCAGCCTGTCTTTGCATCTTGTATAGTTCCGCTACTTCTCCAACTTCACAAGGTAGTTTAAATACTTTGTGTGCAATTGCAGAGTGAAAGTTACCTCCAGAACGAAATACGTCCATGAGTGCTTTGTCTTTTGCAAGTACTGCTGCAACATATACTTCGGCAGTTGTCAAGTCCATTGCAACAATTTTATGTCCTGGCACTGCTTTAATACAACCTTTTACAATAGGGTTATCCCTAGGAAGTTGTTGCATATTGAGTTTACCAGAAGAGCTAAGCCTGCCGCTAGTAGTACTGTGGAGGTTGAAACCTGTACGCAATCTACTATCGCGATCCAACTGTGGTAAGATCTTGTCCAGATAAGTATTTTTAATCTTGGACTTCTGTCTGATTTGGAGAATAAGTTCTGGGATATGCGATTGTTTTGTAAGCTCTCCAAGAACTTCCGCGTCTGTACTATGTGCTCCAGTGCCTGTTTTTTTACCAGTTGGAGTAAGACCCACGAAGTCAAACAACAAACTACGAAGTTGCACAGTAGAATTAGGATTAAAGTCTTTTCCATTTATTTCTTCAAATTTACGAATGGCGGGGTCTTTATACATCTCCGCTACGGCTTCATCTATCTGCTCTTGCATAAGAGATTGAGACTTCACTAAACGCAGTTTGTCGAAAGGTACACCATTGTCTTGAACGTCGGTTAAAAACCTACATCCGGGAATTAATATGTTATCGTATACCTTAGCTAAACGTTTGTTCTGCTTAATCTTTACAAATTTCTCGTAAAGAAGAAACGTACACGCAGCGTCCATGCCCGCATATAACTTCATAATGTCAAAGGGAATATCTCCCCAGTTAAAATCACCTTTAAGGATACCGTGCTGTTTACGATAGTTGTCTATCCAATCGTACATGGGTTTCTCATAGTCTCCGTAGATTGTATACTTCATAGATAACTGCTTCAGACCGTGAGTACCTGGATTCTCATCAATCAAGTAGTGCAGTAACATAGTATCTTCAAACTTTGGAAACTTAAAGTTGAAATGATACTCAAAGAATGCCATATCGAACTTAGCATTATGAAATACTACTGTTTTTTCGTTAAAT